AGTATTTCCACCCAACCATCATTTTGTCGACACCAATTGTTATTGCTTTAAGCGTAAGTATCTAATGCGTCACTCATATAAGTTTTTTGGTGACTCATTCTTCATGGACCGATTGTTTTATGGTGACATGGAAAAATTATTACCGGAGTTTGACTGCAACGGTGAGCACACGATTAATTATCGAGTGCGTCCGCATCATGAGGCAATGCACCGCCAGGGCAACGACGCAACTTTACAACACTACAAAGGAAATTATCCATGGACCAAAAACCGAAAATCTTCATAGCGACACCAATGTATGGTGGCATGTGCACCGGCACGTACGCGATCAACCTGACATCCACACCATCGGTGCTGGGTCAAAATGGTATTGAGATGTCATTCTCCATGATGCTCAATGAGTCTCTCATCACACGTGCACGCAACAGACTGGCGCATGACTTCTTAAAATCTGACTGCACGCACCTGATGTTTATTGATGCTGACATCAGCTGGCAGCCGTACGATATCGTGCAGATGGTACGCGCCAAAGTGGACGTCATCTGCGGTATCTACCCCAAGAAAGAAATCAACTGGCATGAGGTACACGCCGCTGTGGGACGTGGTGTGCCGGCAGATAAGCTGCATGAGTACACTGGATCATTCGTGGTCAACACCATCGGTAAGAAGGACGTCACTGGACGTATTGATCAACCCATCGAGATTGAGAAGGGTGGCACAGGCTTTATGCTTATCGAGCGTAAGGTAATCCAAAAGTTAACAGAGGTGGCGCCGAAGTATTCCAATGACATGTTTACCGTGGTCAATCCCCAGGACGTAGGTACACTGATCGCTAACATCTTCGACACATCTATCTCACCAGCTGATAACCGCTACCTATCTGAGGACTACCACTTCTGTGACCTGGCACGTGAGAATGGTTTTAAAATCTATGCAGCACCGTGGGCCAAACTAACCCACACCGGTACTTATATTTTTAGTGGTGGACTAACAAGGAGCGACAGACAATGATAGCAATCGGACACGAAATACTTGAGAACGGCGATCTAATCAAGATTGAATACTACGACGTACACGGCAGTCATATCGTGGACGTGGTGTGGGACGAGAATGATCCCCAGGACGCAGAGCACCGTAAATTCTTCCGCGAGTGGGCAGTCAAGATGGTAAAACAACTTGGCTACGAGGTACCGCAATGAACGCAGCACTATTCTCACTCTACTGGGACAACCTAGATCCGAGAGTGGCCTACTACCAAAAGAAGGTAATGGACCACTTTGGGATCCCGGCAGCCCAGCACAAGATCCATGGACTGGATCACGGTGAGTGGATGGACTGGGTAATTAACCGTCATGATGACCTGGACGTCCTGGTCTTCTTTGACATCGACTGCATTCCCCTGGACAAGGACAAGGTGCACCACTGCATCGAGAAGGCTGCCAGGGGTATCCTAATCGGTAACGAGCAGGCCTCCAACCACCTTGATCCCTCCAGGTTATTCGCAGCCCCGTCATTCCTATGCGTCAACCGCAGGGTGTGGCGTGGTGTGGGTAAGCCATCGTGCAAGGCGACCTATGATGGGGACGTGGCTCAGATGCTGACCGACAGCTGGAACTACCGCAAGATGCCGGTCGAGTTTTTGCCGGTCAAGGACTTTGAGGTTCCAAAATGGAACCTGCCAGGTAGGCCTATGTCATACGGTATTGGCACGAACTATGCCGACACGACCTACCACCTATTTGAGTGCAGGGATAATATCAACATCGACCGGTTTGTTAAGAAGGCAGAAGGAGTAATCAGTGGATCGTTATAGCAAATGGTTATTACTATTGTGTTCTTTATATCTTTTTGTGCATATAGGACTCTACCTACTACATGTAGTAGAGAAATGCGGCTGACCTACTAGGCCGGGACACAGAAGACACAGAAGACACCCTTGTTTTGAGTTTATCCAGGATATTTATTTTATTTTTTTAAAAGTTAGAGAAAAATAGAGATATACCCTGTCTTCTATGTCTTCTGTGTCCCGAAGAGGCTTAAGTTATTGATTTTATTGGCAACACCCGGGACAGGATGCAGTGCAGCAATTTGAAACGTACCCTGTCTTCTGTGTCCCGATTTCACAATGTGAAATATGACAAACCAATTTTTTGCATTAATATACATATGAAACCAGACTGCTTACCAGTACAATTTGACGCAATACCCATGGAGCTAAAGAAAACCCCACGTTGGGTTCTATGGCGCCTTGTTGAGGTGGGCGACGAGGGTAACAAGAGATGGTCCAAGATGCCGCTCCAGGGGACTGGACAACCTGCCTCCTCAACTAATCCGAAGACCTGGACAGACTTCCTGACCGTCCAGGATGCGTATCAGAACAACCCAGGCCGATTTGACGGCGTAGGGTTCGTATTTAGTGACGAGGATAATCTGATCGGTGTCGACCTGGACGACTGCTACGATGCCACATCAGGCGCGTTCAATAATGCTGCACTGCAGCATATTGCGACTCAGATTGATGGCTACATGGAAATCAGCCCATCGGGTACCGGCGTGAAGATATTCACCCGCTCCAACATAGCGGCCTCACACGTCGATCATTCCATCGGACTGGAGGTCTACCCTAGCTCGAGGTTTTTTACGGTCACTGGACACCACCTGAGCGGTCTGATCCCTACTGATGAGCAGGACCTGACCAGCATCGTGCCACCCCGGACAATCAACCGGACGGGTGACGCGTTTGCGGACTACACGCCGCCGGTAGAAGACTACGACTTGCACAGAGTCGAGACAGAGATCCTGGCCGAGCTGACAGACTACGGTTACGATGACTGGCTGCGCGTCGGCATGGTATTGCACCACCAGTTTGGTGGGGACGTCGAGGCCTGCGAGGCATGGGACAGATGGTCACAGAATGGCCAGGGCTACCACGCCAACGCCTGCGAGAACAAGTGGAAGACATTCAGGGGATCGGGCGCGACACTGCGTACGCTGATCTTCAAGGTGAACCAAAAAAAGCGGGAAGAGGCCCTGGCACGCGGCGAGATTATTCTCGACCAAGGACCAATGAACCACGCCCGTACTTTTCTTGACACGCACTACACCAGCGAGGAAGGGCATCGTCTTGTGCACTACGCCGAGGATTTTTATCTGCACGCCGGGACGCACTACGAGGTGACTGAGGAGCTGACCATCCGCTCCAAGGTCTATGCCTTCCTGGACAAGTGCAAGAAGACCGGCAAGCAGGGCGCGTTGTTACCATTTAACCCAACACCGGCCGCGGTGACTGCCGCGATTGATGCGATTAAGTCGATTGTGCACCTGCCCAATCACCCCAACACAAAGCCGCCGATTTGGTTAGAGAGTTACCGTGCCAATAAGCCGGAGGCATCTAAGTTAATCAGCGTGCAGAACGGGATATTCCATTTGGAGGACTCCATACTGCTGCCGCACTCACTGGGTTTCTTTACACAGAACAGCCTGCCATTCGCGTACGATCCGCAGGCCACGTGCCCGCGCTGGGAGATCTTCTTGGACTCAGTGTGGGGTGAGGACCGTGAGTCAATCGATACACTGCAGGAGATGTTTGGTTATATCCTGTCCGGTGACACCAAGCAGCAGAAGTTTTTTAACATCATTGGTCCGCGTCGTAGCGGTAAGGGCACCATCAACAAGGTCCTGGTGGACTTACTTGGCCAGCACAATACCGTAGCGCCGCAACTGGAGGAGCTCTGTGATACCTTTGGACTTCAACCTTGGCTGGGAAAACTTTTGGCTTCCTTTACTGATGCGAGGGCTCCTGAGCGCAATCGTAGTGCTGTGGTTTCTCAACTTCTCCGAATTGTTGGTGGTGACACTATTACAGTCAACCGAAAGAACAAAGAGGCTTGGAATGGTTACCTGCCTACTCGTCTTGTTATTTATTCTAACGAGGCGCTCCAGCTGACCGAGAACAGTAACGCGCTTACCGGACGTATGTTGGTATTGAAGATGACTAAGTCATTCTATAACAAGGAAGACACCGACCTGGCAAACAAGCTGAGCAAAGAATTGTCAGGGATCTTTAACTGGGCGATGGTAGGACTCAAGCGCAGGCTAGAACGTGGTGGATACTTTATACAACCCGAGAGCGGCAAGGACTATCTGCAGCTGATGAGCGAGCTGGGTAACCCAGTCGGATCATTCATGGAGGATGCCCTGGAGTTTGATCTGAAGGCCAGCGTAAACAAGGACGACGTCTTCGCATGCTACAAACACTGGGCGCTCAAGAAGAGTATCCCACCGGGCACAGAGCTGGCGTTCAAGCGCCGGTTCCTGGCAGCGGCCCAGGAGCACTGCGTGACATCGGACAGTTTTAAACAGAACGGCAGCCGCAGCCACGTCTACCTTGGTGTTCGTTTAAATGACAAGGCACAGAAGTACGTGGACGGTATTGAACGATTTGATGAGGAAGTATTTTGAGACTGTTTAACTTTCGCAAGACAGCGCCGAGAACTCACTTTACCACTATTTTTGGCAGGGTGCGTAAGCGTCGGGTGTTGCGTAATAGGCAACTAACGTTGCTCCAAAAGCAACGCACCAAGATGCAGATGATCCGCCGTGCTCACCAAGGCTGGCGCAACAAACAAATTGGTAGTATACAATCACTTAAAATTCGTTTACAATACGGTAGACGCAAACCCATACCACAGTTTAGGAGATGACATGATATATTTTATAATTTATCTTATCGCTGTTGTGCTCATATTAATGTTTGTACACGGCGCAAATTCATGAAGACCAAAATATATGTATGGTGGATCCGGCTACAATCACACCACATGCCCTGGACTAAATTATATAAGTACAGGATAAGTGAATGGCAAAGTATGCGAGACACCAATAGGATTCTTACAGGATTTTGGTGCGGGGATCATAAAGGAAATCTTGAACAAAAAACAGACTGGGATACAGTTAAAAAGATGGTAGGAGAATTAGATGAGTAGAGACGGAGGAAAAGGCGATGCACGTCGCCCACTATCAATACCTAAAGAACAGTTTGAGTCAAACTGGGATACAATATTTGGCAACAAGAAAGAAGAGTGGGACCCATACGAGTACTTGTGCCCAAACTGTGTATCACCATGGAAGTGCAATGGCCCACATTTGACACAGGAAGACTGACATGAAACTATACGACTTAAAACGCGGTGACAACTTTAAAATCATCGACGAAGAGACCAAGGTGCCACCAGCTGCGCCACAACCAGCCGACAACATAACATACCATTACACCCATGTCGATGGTATGTACGCCCCCTGCGAGGGCACAGATGGCGAGCGCTACTATTTTGCAGCATGGACCGAGGTGAAAAAAGTATGAACGCAAATGAACTAGCTGAAATATTGGAAGATGTTGGGATGGAACAAAAGCATTACGACACAATCCAAAAAGTAGCCACCATGCTACGCCAGCAACAAGCTGAAATTGAGGCGTTGAAAAACAAAGTAAAAAGTTATGAAAACTTAGGAAATATGATGCTTAACGAATTATTAGAAAAGGCACTAACAGATGAGGAAATAATTGAAATTTGGAGTGGCATGGAAACTGACACAGGCGAACAAAACATTGCGTTTGCTAGAGCAATACTAAAAAAGGCGCAAAATGATTAAGCTCAAAGGTTTTATAACTTATAATATTGGTGGTGGATATTGTTGGGTTCGTATCGGTAATTTAAAAATTGAATGGATGGTACAAAAATGACCACCTTCACCACACAAGACCGATTAGATGCGCAACGTACCCCGTTGGCCGATGATGTAATAGTTAAAATGTACGAAGAATCTTATTTAGAAAGTGGGCTTGACGAATGGGAATTTGATCCTGTTTATTTCGCCCGCGCCATCGAACGCGCCCACGGAATAGGAGAATAGGATGATCAGTAACGCAAAACTTTCGCCCGAATATGTTTTTCATCCCGATCCACCCAAAGCAGGTGCATGGATTATCGGCGGGACATTGCACATTTATGTTAAAAATAAACCATGCTGGTTACATAAGAAAATGACCAAGCTACTATTGGGCTGGGATTGGCAATGACTGAATACGAATTTATGGTATCAGGTGACGCAGAAGAGTGGACAGAGGAAGAAAAGCAATTAGTCATCAAGCGTCACGAAAAGCAAAAGAAAGAGTTTAACGAACATTGGAAAGGCATTGTGTGGGAAACAGTAGGCAAACACTTTGCAATTAAAACAGAATGAGCTTCACCATCTACCAAGCAGACGGGCTCAAAGTCATCCAGTGGTTCCGAACCACCGACGAGCTTATTGCCAGCATGCTGGCCAACCCTAACGACGCATACCATAGGAACGCATAATGGAAATTATCGGATACGCAGCAATTATCGGACTTGTATTAATACTTTTATGGAATAAATAATGGCAAAATTGAAAGTAACCAAACCCGCAGTAAAAGAAAAGTCTGGCAAAGTGATTGCCGACTCACCAGCATACTCACACAGCGAGATTGAAAAGAAAGCAGGCCGACCAAAGAACGCTGATAAGCGCGGCTTCTTACTATCAAACAAAGAGTTTGTTGGCAGAGAGAAAGCGGCCAAAGTGGCAAAGGAAGCCGGCGAAATTAAAAAGCCAGTAAAGAAACTATACAGTCACGAGCTTCGTGCTGGTTTAGGAATTAAAAAAGCAAAGGAACCCAAATGACAAACCACGACGGAGGAAAAGGTGATGCCCCACGACCCATCAGTAACAAAGACCAATTCGACAAAAACTGGGATGAAATCTTCAACAAAGCCAAAGAAGAAATCGTCCACTTTGAAATCGAAGCGGACAACGAACACGCAACAATCCTTGCCAGCATACCTTTTGGACGGTAATGATATCCAGTTCACCATGACCCATGCTATGGATCATGATGATGGATCAGCAACTTACAATTTAGATCTTAACCCTTACACAAATGGTAAGTTGGTGGAGATTGGTGTAATTGCATTGTTAAAAGAGCATATTGCACAAGAGAAAGCGAAGAAACCTAGTCTTTGGGCGAAAATTAAGCGTTTTTTGCATAAGTAGATATAGGACTCGCTGTGAAGCGCTCCTGCGGGCGTAAAGAAGCCCTGCATTTGTTTAAGGACGCTTAAACTGACAGCCAGGAAAGACTGGCCCCTATTTAACAAGGAGATATTATGGCAACCAAACCTGGCTTATATGCCAACATCCAAAAAAAGAGAGAACGCATAGCAGAAGGCTCAGGCGAGAAGATGCGCAAACCTGGTGCCAAAGGTGCACCCACTAAGCAAGCATTTGTTGAATCTGCTAAGACTGCGAAGAAAAAATAATGGCTACTAAAAAGAAAGGCCCATCCCTATCCATTGGTCGTGGCGAGAAGCTACCAGTATCGCAAGGTGCTGGACTGACAGCTAAAGGTCGCGCTAAGTACAATAGAGAAACTGGCTCACATTTAAAAGCACCACAACCAGAAGGCGGACCACGCAAGAAATCATTCTGTGCCCGCATGTCTGGCATGCCCGGACCCATGAAAGATGAGAACGGTAAACCAACACGCAAAGCAGCAGCACTGAAAAGGTGGAAGTGTGGCAGTTAGAAAATATACCTTCAAACCCGAGATGTGTGAGCGTATGATCGAGTTAGGTCAGCAAGGTGCTTCACAAAAAATGATTTGGGCCGATATTGGCATAACTAAGGATGTGGCTAAAAGCTGGGAGAAAAAGTACCCAGAGTTTAAAGATGCCCTTGATATGGCTCTTGTACACTCACAAGCATATTGGGAACGGGAGATGCTCGCCAATGTAGGTAATAAAGCATTTAACAGCCGTATCGCTGAGATTGCTTTAAGAGGCCAGTTTCCACAAGATTACAAAGAAACTCGTGAACTCAAAGCAGAAATCAAACAAGATATTAAAATTGACTTCGCTGGAGAAGTTGCTAGTTTAATCAAGCAGTTACGAGAAGCAAAAGAATAAACCTCAAACTTTCTCATATTATGAAATGGCTAGGCGTAAAAAACCTAGCCATTTTTGCATAAGTAGTAGTACACTATATAAAGTTAAACCAGTAAATAAGGAAATCAGATGACGGCACACGCAATACTCTCCGCTTCGGGCTCTAAACGGTGGCTATCCTGCACACCAAGCGCTCGCTTAGAAGCAACACTCCCAGAACAAAAGAAAGCACCAGGATCATTTGACCATTCTGCTGAGGGCACACTTGCCCATACATTGGCGGAAGTAAAATTGCGTTTTCAACTCAATCAGATAGGACAAGAAGAATATGACAACGAAGTACAGAAGGTTAAAGAAAGCGAATACTACAACGAAGAACTCGAAGAGTATGTCGACAACTACGTCGTTTACGTCCGCAGTCAAATTAGCGAGCACGATCGACCACTTTTTGAACAGCGTGTGGACTTTTCTGACTGGGTTCCTGATGGCTTTGGTACGGCCGATGTGGTCTTACTTTCTAAGCACTCCATTCGGGTTATTGACCTCAAATTCGGTCGGGGCATTCCCGTCTCAGCGATCGACAACACGCAATTACGCCTCTACGCCCTTGGTGCGTATGCCAAGTTCAAAGAAGAATACCCCGAAATCAAAGAAGTCCACTACACCATCGTCCAGCCAAGACTTGACTCTATTAGCAGCGATGTCACGACCCTCACCAAGCTCCTTGACTGGGCAAACTACTACGTCAAAACCAAAGCCAAGAAAGCGTGGACAGGCACAGGCGAGTTCGTCCCAGGCGACTGGTGCCAGTTCTGCCGCGCCAAAGCCACGTGCAAAGCGCGCTCGGACTTCGTCAACGAAATAGCATCACTGGATTTTCGTCCAGCTCCGCTACTAGACGAAGAAGAGTTCCGTCTAGTACTTTCAAAAGCATCACAATTAAAGTCTTATGTGAATGATATTGAAGAATATGCTACACAAAAAGCAGTACACGAAAATGTGATACCCGTTGGTTTTAAATTGGTAGTACCAAAAGGTCACAGAAAGATTTCAGATTTTGCTTTAGCTGAAACAATTCTTTTGGAAAAAGGTTTTCACAAAGAAGACTTATATGAAGTAAAACCAAAGTCAGTACCTCAAATTGAAAAGTTAGGCAAGAAAGGTCAGATTGTTGGGTTGTTAGGTGATTTAATTGTAAGACCCGATTCAGCACCTAAATTAGTTCCCGATAATTCAATCGAGGACTTTGCGGGATGAGCACACCATTAATTGTTATTTCAACTCTGATATACTTAGGCGTAGCAGTTGACCAGTTGTTAAAAGGACACACTGGCCCAGCAATAATGTTTTTGGGGTACACCATTGGAAACTGTGGTATACTTCTTACAGTACGGTAGAGATTGGCACCGATAAAGTCCAATCAATTTTAAGTTAAAAAGGAAGCAAGATGGCTACAAAAAATCCTCGTGTTGTAACTGGTAAAGTTCGTTTCTCTTACGCTAATGTGTTTACGCCATTAGACAAAGGCGATGGCAAGACACCTAAGTATTCTGTGTCTATCATCATCCCTAAGTCTGACAAAGAAACCATTGCTAAAGTAAACAAAGCTTTTGAAGAAGCTAAAGCAAACTCCGCTGGCTACTTTGGTGGTACAGTTCCAAAGATGCTCAAAGGTGGTTTGCGTGATGGTGATTTAGAGAAAGAAGATGCAGCCTATGCTGGCTCCATGTTCATCAATGCCAACTCTGTTAAGAAGCCAGGTATCGTTGATGCTGATATGAATGCAATCATCGATCCAGATGAATTCTATTCAGGTTGCTATGGCCGTGCTGCAATTGAGTTCTATCCATACAATATGGAAGGCTCTAAGGGCATTGCTTGCGGTTTAGGCAATGTCCAAAAGCTTGAAGACGGTGAGCGTCTTGGCGGTGGCGGTGTATCAGCAGCTGTTGATTTCGCTTAAAAGTTTCATTGTAGTTCCTCCCCTGTAGTGCCTAGCCCCACCGAAGTTTGGTGGGGCATTTTTCCCTTTAACCTATAACAAAAAGAAACCATGGATCAATATCAAGAATATATAGCCGCCAGTAGATATGCCCGTTTTATAGACGAAAAACAACGAAGAGAGACTTGGGCAGAAACAGTTAACCGATTTGTAGATTACATTTTTACCAGAACTCCAGCCATTACAGATAACACCGAATTAAAGAAAGAAATTTTTGATTCTATCCATAACCTAGATTTAATGCCGTCCATGCGTGCCATGATGACGGCAGGAAAGAGTGCCGATCGTGACAATACTTGCATCTATAATTGCAGCTATCTCCCAGTGGATGACCCCAAGAGCTTTGACGAAGCCATGTTCATTTTGCTTTGCGGAACTGGCGTTGGGTTCTCAGTTGAATCCAAGTACATTAACCGTTTGCCCGAAGTGCCAGAAAACTTGTTTGATTACAATGGAACCATCCAAGTACACGACTCCAAAGAAGGCTGGGCAAAATCATTACGTTTGCTTATCGCCCACCTATATTCAGGCGAAATACCTAAGTGGGACGTCTCTACCGTCCGACCTGCCGGAGCTCGACTCAAAACATTTGGTGGAAGAGCTTCCGGGCCAGAACCATTAATTGATTTATTTCAATTTACTGTAAACACTTTTAAAGGTGCAAAGGGTCGTCGCCTCAATTCGCTTGAGTGCCACGATTTAATGTGCAAAATTGGTGAGGTAGTTGTAGTAGGCGGCGTTCGTCGCTCAGCTATGATATCCTTGTCAGACTTAGATGATGAAAGGATTCGACATGCTAAAGCTGGACCATGGTGGGAAACCGCGCCCCACCGCGCTCTTGCGAACAACAGTGCGGTCTATAATGAAACACCTACTGTCGGAAAATTCATGGAGGAGTGGTTGTCACTTTACAACTCCCATTCCGGTGAACGAGGGATTTTTAATCGGGAGGCTGCTCAAAAGACGGTTGAAAAATACGGGCATCGAGATCCAAATTTTGAGTTCGGAACTAATCCGTGCTCGGAAATTATCCTCCGACCATACCAATTCTGTAATCTTACTGAGGCTGTAGTACGACATGACGACACAAGAGAAACTCTCATGCGCAAAGTGCGCATCGCCACTATCCTTGGCACCATCCAGTCTACCTTTACAAAGTTCCCCTATTTGCGCAAGGTGTGGCAGAGAAATACTGAAGAGGAACGGCTTTTGGGTGTCTCCCTCACCGGAATCTATGATAATCCCCT